TTAATTGGCAATAGAGTTACCAATCCCCAGATGATAAACTGCTCATCAAATTTCATATGCTAAAGCTTTTTTATTCACCCCTAGTAGAACTAGGGGTTTTGTCTAGCTAAAGCGCCAAAAAAATCTGACCGCCGGTTTTTACCAGCGGCCAGAGCGGATGTATAATTAGTTGAAAAAATCCGGGTACTCCCGAGCCAGCAGCTTTTCAGCAGCCTTGATCCGGGACCGGAAGGTGTTTCGGGGGATGCCAATGGCCTTGGCGATGGCCTCGTCGGAAAGGCCCTGCAAGCGCAGCTTGCCGATGTCAGCAGCTTCCGGCATCACCTCTACAAGACGCTGGAATAGCTGCTCCAAAACAATGCTGTCAATAGCCAGTTCAGATACAGCCGTGCATTTATCTGCAACTGTGTCCACCAGGGTCAGACCACAGTCTTCGTCGCCAATGGGCATATCCAATGAGGCGATGGTATCGGCGTTGCGATATTCGCAGGTCAAGCAATCGATGTCACAAACCCACCACCGGTGACGAGGGCAACTGCACAGGCCCCGGTCCTGCTGGCGGTGACGATAGGTGTCGTGGAAGCGGACGTGCTCCCGGTAATATTCCTCCGGGACCTCCTGCCAGCGGCGCTGGCTGCGGATGTAAACGCGATTGATTTCTTCATTTGCCATACTTTTTTCTCCTTTGGTTGGCTGATTTGCGAGCCGTCGCGGGAGAAAAAATTAGCTCCTGCGATTCTCACAGGAGCTATCCAATCGTTCGGTAGGTCGGATGCCATAGTTCGTAAGGTTTTTAAGGTCGAATACAGTCGGAAAAAGTGTGAATTACGGTTTTTATTTACATTTAACAGATTGATATCCGTATGGCTTTTTGCTATAATGGGTTTTGGTAGGGTTTGTTGGGAACTGCTGATAAATCTAGGGTCCAACAAAAAACGATGTGCTGTATGAAAAATGGAGGCCAAGCAGTGACAAAAGTTGATTATCCGCGACTGTGTGGGGGAACATATTTCACATTGGTGCTTCAAGCTTTAAAGCAGCGCAAAAAAGCACGGGAGCACTACAAAGGCGAGCGGGACGGCCTCTCTGATCCAGAAGTGTTGATGGGCCTCATCAAAGTGATTAACCCCGATTTTCAGGAAGTGGATGGAAAGACGTTAAAATCCAAAGCCAATGATTATAAAGCCTGCAAAACATCAGGAGGAACATACCTGCCCTTTGGTGACACTCAAGTAATTCGGGCGTTCGATGATAGAGTGCGAGGGGACTATCCGACAGCGCTGAAGGACATGACTGGTTTCGTACACACCTATCTTGATTTGGGAGAAGCTGTGGGCAAATCGGTGCAGTTGGTAAGAGCCCTTGTTGATTTGATCCAGCAGGATGCCTCCATCGGAGAAGATGCAGAATTCTACGTCTTAGAGAATGGACGTAAAATAAAAAAGGCCGCACTCGGCGACCTTGCTGAAGTTTGCCTACCGGCATTCCTGCTCGGTGTATGGCATTATGTGGTTGTAGAAAGAGTGGAGAACACCGTGGGTCGCGGCACCTATGACCATTGGTGTCCGTCCAGCGGCCATGGACGACGTAACTATTCTGCCAATATGGGTGACGGACTTATGCCTGATCTCTTGATTCGCGTACCGGTGGAAACGGTGCAAACCACGGTAGAAAGCAATGAGGAACCAGATGATGCCAGGCAAACATCTGAAGAATCCGCATCACAGGCTCCGCCTCCAGCAGGCACACCTGTGTATAATAGTAATCCGATCTTTATCCAGCAGAATGGAGATGGTAATGTCGTCATGCCGAACTACGGAACAATCAACATTACCTTTGGAAATAAATAAGGAGGCTACTGAATGGACGATAAGCTCCAAGCTGTGCCGACTGGTGTTCCGGCTGTTCCGCAGCAGGGCCAATTCACCCAGACCGGAAATGACAATATGATGGTTCCAAACTATGGCACCGTCAATATTACCGTGAACCAGATGCCACAAGTAGTTCAACCGGGAACGATGCCTCAGATGATTCCGTTCCAAATGCTGATACCCCCCGGACGTTTTTATGCCCCGGTTACCATCGACCGAGAATACTATAATCTGTTTGTTCTTGGAGCAGAGGAATTTGACAAGCCGTATATAAAGGTTCCGAGAGACCGGGCATTGAATCAATACATGACAAAAGAAACGATGGCAGCGTTTGACGCACTTACACCCGACATGATGGCTCAAATAAAAAGGATGCCTTCGTTGTTCATGGCTGAAAACCGTCAATACGGGCATCCGGATGCCGACCAGCTGGTTATTTACGGATTCGTTTCTGATATCAAGATTTACGACAATGATGTAAAGATATACTACTGCGGATACAGGTACGATATTCCTCAAAGCGCTATCAATGAGTTGCAAGATGTGCTGGGGCTCAACGGCAACAGAAGTTTTAACGAATTAAACCGGACACACTGGTCAATTAAACGGGTCGACCTGATTCAAGAGCTTTATGAAGCACAGGTACCGGTTCCTGTTATCAATATGCAAAGCATTACCTAAGCGATGGAGGATAGTCATGAATAACGAGATTGAAAATCAGATTGCCGACCCAATGCCCGAAAAATGGGTGAACCTTGAGGATATTGCGGAGCATCTGAGTGTCAGTACCGATACTGTACGAACATGGATAAAAAACGGGAAATTGCCCTACTATCGAGCTGGAAAGCGTTATAAATTTAAGATTTCCGAAGTAGATGATTGGCTCAGAAGCGGAAGAATTACAGAGTAATAGGGGTGGGTTTTTATCATATGAAAGCAAAGCAGGAATCGTTAATTAAAAAAGTCGTTTTGAACTCTGCTACGTTCCACGAGGAGTCTTTCGAACCGACATTCGTTAATTTCTTCTTTGGCAAGAATGGCGCGGGTAAATCAACGATTGCAAAGGCTTTTGTTGATGGAACTGGATTAACATGGGCCGCAGGCAGAAATCCTGCTGACTTTGTTTTGCTGGTGTACAATCAGGATTTTGTAAATCGCAATTTTGCCACCTACGGCGATTTGAAAGGTGTATTCACCCTGAGTGAAGCCAATATTGAAATCCAGAAAGCGATTGAAGAAAAGACCGCTGAGAGAGGTCGTGTAACGACCGATGGCAAAAATGCCGCTGAGGCAAGGGATAAAAAGCAAGAAGAACTGGCACCTTTACGTTCCAGTTTTGAAGATACGTGCTGGGATAGCACAGCCGACCTTCGTGCAGACTATAAGGCAATGTTCAAAGGTAAGCTGAAGAGAACACCTCTTGCCGACGAGATTTTGGCTGGTCGATTTTCTCCGGTCGAACATACCTTAGACGCAATCCGGCAGCTGTTCGAAATTGCTTTTGACCCGAATGCCCAGACCTATGATTTGTTCAGGGACTCCAGAGCAGTGAGTGGCCGATATGACCTCTCTGGAATGGCGTTGCTTGCAAAGGCCATCACCAGCAGCAGCGATACGCCTTTTGCAAACTTTATGAAGGCCTTGAATGCAACGGACTGGGTCAAAGCAGGTCACGCGCACTATGTTGGCCATGCGGATGGCAAGTGCCCGTTTTGTCAGCAGAAGCTCCCTGCATCCTATGAAAAAGATATTGCGGAGTGTTTCGATGAACAGTACCAGAATGATTTGCTGGCACTGGAAGCATTCCAAAGCGCCTATGACAGTAAAATGAAACAGCTTCTGGCTGTGTATCAGGCAAATCTGGTGGTGGAATACGCAAAGCTCGATCTTGATGATTATCAGGACAAGCTGTCCCTGCTTGACAACGCCATTACCATCAATCTGCAGCATATTGCAGATAAGCTCAGAACACCGGCTACCATCGTGACCTTGGAAGATACCGATGCGCTGGTCGCAAAGTTGGATGCAATGGTGGCTGAGTTTAACAAGCAGATTCAGGCCAACAACGACATCGTAGCCACGAAGCAGGACAAGCAGCGTGAGTGCTTTGATATGGTCTGGGAGCTGATCGCTTTCAGAATGAAGGATGAAGTTGCTACATACCTCGCCAGCAAGAAGGCTGTCGAAGATGAGGTGGCGGCACAGGACAAGAAGGTTAAAGACCTGCAGGAACAACACAAGGCTCTTACCAGAGAAATCAATGACCTCAGCTCCAAGACCATCAACACCAAGGCCACGGTTGATAGCATCAATGTTCATCTGGCGGATTCCGGCTTTGAAGGGTTCCATCTCGAAGAGAATGATGGAGTAAAGGGCGTATACAAGGTTGTCCGCGAGGATGGCACTACGGCAGTCAATTTGAGCGAAGGCGAGAGAAATTTCATTGCATTCCTGTATTTCTACCATGTGGTACGCGGAAGCCTGAGTGAAATGGATTCCGGCAAGGACAAGGTCGTCGTCATCGATGACCCGGTTTCCAGTATGGACAGCAGCGCCTTATTCATCGTCAGCTCTTTGGTAAGAGAAATGATTGGTGTTTGTAGCAACAATGCGGGCCTGACCAAACAGGAGTATGAAGGCACTTATATCCAACAAATCTTTATCCTGACCCACAATGCGTTTTTCCACAGAGAAATCACCTACAACATGGTGCGCCACTACCGGTATGTGTCCTTCTTCAAGGTCAACAAGAAGAAAAACGTATCCACTGTGGAGCTGTGCGTTGAGGAGGCTAAGAAAGTCTCCGACAGCGATAAGAACTACAATCCTGTGCAGAACTCCTACTCTGCGCTCTGGACTGAGTATAGCAATTTGACTTCGACCATTCCTCTGATGAACGTAATGCGCCGAATTCTAGAATACTACTTCCTGCAGCTTTGCGGTTACGATGGTCATGACCTCGTACATAGAGTGTTGGAAGTTCATAAGGACGATTTTATTACACCGATTGAAGGTGCCGCACCGGATATGACCCGGTTCCATCTGGCGAAGTCTATGCTGGCCTATATGTACAGCAGCGAAACCTTCAACGACGGTCTGAATTTTGTTGATGAGAGTATGGACTGCGACCAGTACCGGGATGTGTTCAGAACTATCTTCGATGCCCTCGACCAGTCTCAGCATTACAACAGGATGATGAACGAGACCGATTAAGTACAGATTATGGGACATCAAGTCCTGTAGGATGTGCATTAGGAGGACTGTATGACAAAGCAAGTAAAATCCAAACAGCGCGTAGCTGACCACGGAGAAGTATTTACGGCTGAGCGCGAGGTCAAGGCCATGTGTGATCTGGTTGCCGATGAGTGCCTGAGAATCGACTCCCGATTCTTGGAGCCAGCTTGTGGCGATGGGAATTTCCTCGCAGAGATTCTCTCCCGCAAGCTGGACGTGGTAACCAAGAAATATAAGCGCAATCCAGTGGATTACGAGAAAAATGCGCTGCTTGCACTGGGCAGCATCTATGGCGTTGAGCTTTTGATGGACAACGTACTTGCCTGCCGAAAACGCCTGTTTGATATATGGAAGAAGTTTTATATGAAGGCCGTGAAAAAGGCAGACCGGAAAGACGTGGTGCCTGAATCCGCCGAATACATCCTCGAAAAAAATATCATTTGCGGGAATGCTCTGAGTTTGCATCAAGTGGACGAAGCCGGACGGGATACAGACGTGCCGATCATCTTCTCCCAGTGGTCGTTTGTCACCGGCCCGATGATGAAACGCGAGGACTACACCTTTGAGCAGCTGCTTACACAGAACGAGCCGCAGGATAAGAAAGGCGAAGAAGCGCAACTGTCGTTGGATGCCCTCGATGGAGCAGGCGACAACGATGACGGTGAGGGAACCTTGATTCGGGTTTATCCGCCAATTCAATACTGGAGGTTGAAAGAATATGGCTGATACAGGATTGTTCGCAAAGGTCTATAATCCGGACGTGCTGACTTGCTTGGCGAATCTGTCAAACGATGAAGTTTTCACGCCTCCAGAGGTGGCAAACGCTGTGCTGGATATGCTGCCGCAGGAGCTCTTTTGCAATCCGGACACCACCTTCTTGGACCCGGCCTGCAAAAGTGGTGTGTTCCTCCGGGAAATTGCCAAGCGCCTGCTGAAGGGACTCGAACCGCAGATTCCGGATCTGCAAGATCGCATTGACCACATTTTCCAGAAACAACTGTTCGGCATCGCCATTACAGAGCTGACCAGCCTTCTTTCCAGGAGAAGTGTCTACTGCTCAAAATACCCCAACAGCGAGTTTTCCGTTACGAAGTTTGACGATGCCCAGGGCAATATCCGTTATAAACGGATTCCTCACACGTGGAGAAATGGAAAGTGCATCTATTGCGGTGCTGCCCAATCCCAGTATGACAGAACCGATGATTTGGAGACCCATGCATATGAGTGGATTCATATGTTGAAACCCGAGGAGATTTGGAACATGAAATTCGATGTGATTATTTCGAATCCGCCATACCAGTTGAGTGATGGTGGCAATGGTGTGAGTGCTAAACCTATATATCAAGAATTCGTTGAAAAGTCCAAAAAACTAAATCCGAGCTACTTGACTATGATTATCCCTTCAAGATGGTTTAATGGCGGAAAGGGGTTGGACAAGTTCAGAGCGGATATGCTTTCAGACAAGCACATCTCGCGTCTCGTTGACTACCAAAATGCGAAAGATTGTTTTCCAGGCGTAAGTGTAGGAGGCGGGGTATGCTATTTCCTTTGGGAGAAAAAAAGGACTGGGGACTGCGAGATAACAAATATTATCAATGACAGAGAAATTACTTTGTCTCGGCCTCTGGACCAGTTTCCTGTTTTTGTTAGATATAACGATTCTATTGACATTATTCAAAAAGTCAGGGCACATAACGAGAGGTCGATTGTGGAGGATATGAGCTCCCGTAATCCCTTTGGCTTAGCAACAAGTGTCCGTGGGATCTCCAACAGAATATCTACCGGTTGTACACTTCATTCCAGCAAGGGAGTTTCATACATTAATCGGTCTGATGTGACGCAGGGGTTGGAGTATGTTGACAAATATAAAGTAATGATTAGCCGCGTAACCAGCGAACACGCTGGTGAACCGGACAAATCTGGAATGTATAAAGTCATTGCAAATATGAAACTTCTAGGTCCAAAAGAGGTTTGTACCGATTCCTATATTCTTGCGCACCCGACCACTAATAAGCAGGAAGCGGAGAACTTTTTCAATTATCTCAGAACAAAATTTGCGCGTTTTCTGCTACTACAGGCGTTGTCATCTATCAACTTGGCTCGGGATACCTATACATTTGTACCGCAGCAGGATTTTTCCATGGAGTGGTCAGATTCAAAGCTGTATGCAAAGTATGAACTTACCACTCAAGAGATCGAATTTATAGAAACCATGATAAAGCCAATGGACTGATAGAGGTGAGATATAATGGCTACCCAGGAATTCTTCGTTCAACGCCCGGAGGTCACTCCGACGATCTATGCCTTTGAGCTTGTCGGAGTGGACTCGCATAAGGGCTATCTGAAAATTGGTTACACCGAACGTGATGCAGAGACCCGTGTGGCGGAGATCATGCACACCTCAACCGTGCCCTATCGGATTGTGTTCACCGCATCAGCCATGCGCCCGGACGGTTCCTGCTTTACCGATCATGATGTTCATGCCGTTCTGAAAAAGAAAGGCTATTTGCAGCTGAATGCCGGGGACGATAAAAACGAGTTCTACAAGTGCGACGTAAATGCGGTAAGGGCCGCAGTGATTGCTGTCCGCGACGGCACCTCCAACATCGAAAACCGCACCCAGACATTCAAGATGCGCCCGGAGCAGGCCCGTGCTGTCCAAATGACGATGGACTATTATCGTCAGGCTAAAATCGATGAGCCAAATCGTGCGCCTAAATTCCTGTGGAATGCCAAAATGCGATTCGGTAAGACCTTCGCTACCTATGAGCTGGCAAAGAAAATGGGCTTTACCCGTATTCTGGTACTGACCTTTAAACCGGCAGTGGAGTCTGCCTGGGCAGAGGACCTTGCCAGCCATGTGGACTTTGAGGGCTGGCAGTTTATCTCCAACAAAGACGCCAAAGGCACTGGCATCAATATCGATCAGGAGTACGCCCAGGCGGATAAGAGCAGACCGATCGTTGTCTTTGGCTCGTTTCAGGATCTGCTTGGTACCAACGAGAGCGGCGGTATCAAAGCGAAGAATGAGTTTATCCATACCACCAACTGGGACTTGGTCGCTTTCGACGAGTATCATTTCGGCGCGTGGCGAGAAAACGCCAAGAAACTGTTTGACAGCCCAGATGAAGAAGCCGAGGCCGATTTCGACCAGGAGAAGTACAAAAACGATGAGGCAGACAATGCCTATAACGAAACCTTCCTGCCAATCACGACCGGATACTATCTGTTTTTGTCCGGCACCCCGTTCCGCGCTATCAACTCCGGTGAATTCATTGAGGACCAGATTTACAACTGGACCTATTCCGATGAGCAGCGGGCAAAGGAGAACTGGGTAGGCTCAGGCAATCCCTATTTGTCGTTGCCCAGAATGGTCATGTTGACCTATCAGATCCCGGAGAGCATCCGTCAGATCGCCATGACCGGTGAGTACAACGAATTTGACCTGAACGTCTTTTTCTCTGCCAAGGTGGAAAAAGGCGAAAAGGTTGAAACAGCCCGTTTTGTGTACGAAAATGAGGTCAATAAGTGGCTGCAGTTGATTCGCGGCTCCTATCTCCCGTCCAACGTGGATGATTTGAAGCTGGGACAGGACAAACGGCCTCCGATGCCGTATTCGGACACACGGCTTCTGAATGTGTTGAACCATACTCTTTGGTTCCTGCCGAATGTCGCATCCTGCTGGGCGATGTATAACCTGCTGATGGACGACAATTTCTTCCGTGATTATAAGGTGGTCGTCTGTGCGGGTACAAAGGCCGGTATCGGTGTTGCAGCTCTGGCTCCCGTTCAAGCGGCAATGGGAAATCCGCTGGCTACGAAAACAATCACGTTGTCTTGCGGCAAGTTGACCACCGGCGTTACAGTCAAGCCGTGGACGGGTGTGTTCATGCTGCGCAATCTGAAAAGCCCGGAGACGTATTTCCAGACGGCCTTCCGTGTGCAGTCGCCCTGGACAATTACGGATGATAACGGCAAGCAGCAAATTATGAAGCAAGAGTGCTATGTTTTCGACTTCGCTCTGGACCGAGCGCTCCGCCAAATTTCGGATTACTCTTGCCGACTGAATGTAAACGAAGATAACCCGGAAAAGAAGGTTGCGGAGTTTATCAACTTCCTGCCGGTGCTGGCTTATGACGGCTCCACTATGAAGCAAATCTCTGCCCAGGATGTGCTGGATATTGCTTTGGCAGGCACTTCTGCAACGCTGCTGGCCATACGCTGGGAGTCTGCATTGCTCGTTAATGTGGATAATGACACACTATCGCGTCTGTTGGCAAATAAGCAGGCTCTCGATGCGCTGATGAAGATCGAGGGCTTCCGCTCGTTAAACCAGGATATCGAGACCATTATCAACAAATCTGAAAAGGTCAAAAAGGCGAAGAAAGAGAAGGACAAGCTCACTCCAAAGGAGAAAAAAGAACTGACGGATGAGGAGAAGGAATACAAGACTATGCGCAAGCAGATTCAGGAAAAGCTGATCAAGTTTGCAACCCGTATTCCCGTTTTCATGTATCTGACAGACTACCGCGAGCGCACCTTGAAGGATGTTATCACGCAGTTGGAACCGGGCCTTTTCAAAAAGGTTACCGGTCTGGACGTCCCGGACTTTGAAATGCTCTGCACCCTTGGAGTTTTCAATGCCAGCCTGATGAACGATGCTATCTTTAAGTTTAAGCGTTACGAAGACAGCAGCCTATCCTATACCGGTATCGACAAACACGAAGGCAAGGATGTCGGTGGCTGGGATACGGTACTCAAAAAGGCAGAGTACGATCAGCTTTTCTATAATCAGCAAGCCACTATGGAGGCTCCTGCGGTGGAGCAGCCTGCCGATGTCGAGGATGTGGATGTTCCGACCAAGCAGCCGGAAGCGCCCAAGACTGTTTCACCGGCTCCCAGCAAGCCGAAGAATACCTTTGTTACCGGACAGTATGGTGTAAAGCCAACTGCTTCTATGGCTGCGGAAAAACCGGTGTCCGCTGGCGTGAAGCCTGTTAACTTGCAGCCTCAAAAAGAAGAGGTGCCGCAGCTTGACCTGTCTTCTGTGGTGGAGGGTGCTACCATCTATCACAAGTCTTTTGGTGCTGGTACAGTTTCTAAGCTGGACAAGAAGCAGAAGCATATCCGGGTGACATTTGAAGTTGGCGAAAAGACCTTCATTTTCCCGGACGCTTTTGAAAAGGGCTTTCTGCGAACTGAAAAATAATATCAACGGCATCGGAGGGTACTACTGCCGGAGGAGGATTCGATGATTGACATTGTGAAATTAAGACCTATACTCGCTGGGTACAAGTCGTACTTTCCGAGCCATTGGGATGATGAGAAATACAAGTGGGAGGCTGTAAAGCACTTCCAAGACAACTGGGACATGGAAGCCGAGAACTTCGGCGAGATGTTCAAAAAGGCCACCGACAAGACGTATAACTTGTTGGCGTCTGGTTACGCCTATCCGAGAGCGATGATTACCAATTTTGCCAAGGCAGATGACGAGCGGGTCCGTCAGATGTTTCGTAATCTGTTTGACGAGAGCCGTGATCTGGCCGCTCGTGTGGATGCTTTTCAAAATGAGTCCGAAGCGCTTCGCGCGGCCTATGATGATGGTACATGGCGCAATCACTATCAGAATACCAACGCCATCAGCACCTATCTGTGGCTGATGTACCCGGACAAATACTACATCTTCAAGTATGAGGTTTGCCGCGATGCTGCCGCGGAGCTGAATTCCGAATATCGCCCCAAGCGCAATGGCTCTGTGGATACCCTGATTGGGGCCTACCAGATGTACGATGAAATTTGCAAGGCGGTCAGGGACGACACTGAGATTGTAGAAATGGTCAGAGCGGCAATTTCGGCTGCTTCGGACAGCTGTTATCCAGACCTGCAGTTGAGGACCGTCACCATTGACTTGGTATTCTATCTGAGCCGTTTCTACCTAGAGGCAAAGAAAGCGGCCCAAGAGGAAGAGGGATGGTTCCCCAAGGACTACAATCCTGATATCACCGTCAATGAGTGGGTTGATCTCTTACAGGATTCCTCTGTATTTACCCTCAATGCCCTGCAAATTATGAAGCGCATGAAGGATTATGGTGGTCAGGCTACCTGCAAGCAGTTGTCAATCAAATATGGCGAAAACGCAAATTTCTATAATGCTGGATCAACGGCACTGGCCCGTCGCGTTGCCGAAAAGACCGGCTGTGAAGTCATGGCGCGGGACGAGGGCAATCCTCGCTTCTGGACAATTCTCTATATGGGCAAAGATGCTGGTGCCAACGAAGAAGGGTCTTACATCTGGCGGTTCCGTAGCGAACTGGCGAAGGCGCTGGAGATGGTCGATCTTTCCGATGTGCCGTTGTATGTTGACGCAGCGCCGTTGATTTGGAAAATCAGCCACGGCACAGAGGCAACAGGCATCCCTGAAACGAACAAGCAGATTTTCCTAGAGCGTAATGTGGTTGTTGTACACAGCGGTACAAAGGCTATGGCTACCTCCAAAGTCACACAAGGGCAGTCTTTTATGGACGCCATCAAGAAAGGCGATTACTTCTATCTGTGCTATGGCAGCTGCATTCAGCTGTTAGGACAGTTTACCAGCGATAAGCCAGTGGAGAACCCCGAAATGCAGAACGGCTGGTATGAGAGAGAGTATCGCCTAATTGCGCAGTCGAAAGACACCACTTCCTATGATGGCACGAAAAAGTGGTGGACACCCAATGCAAATTCGACCTGCATCAAGGTGGATGATAGTGATAAGGGCCTATTTGAAGAATTGATCCTGCAGCCGTATTTTGGAATGACCGTAGACGAACTCCTGAACGGAGCAGATGGGCCGCGCCGGTATTGGTGGCTCACTGCCAATCCAAAGATTTGGAGCTTCTCAGATATCAAGATCGGTGAAGAGCAAAATTACACACTGTACAATGAAAACGGGAATAAGCGCAGAGTGTTCCAGAATTTCTTGGACGCGAAGCCCGGTGACGTTGTCATAGGATACGAGTCTTATCCTGTAAAAAAGATCGTAGCCCTTGCGCAAGTCACCCAGGGGAATGACGGTAACAATATCTACTTTACAAAGACTGAAGGCTTATCCGTCCCCATCGAGTACGCAACCCTAAAAGAATGCCCAGAGCTGGAGAAAATGGAATTTCTGGTGTTGCAAAACGGCAGTCTCTTTAAGCTCACAAAGGGTGAGTATGACTTTATCATGGATCTCATCCGTGAAGAGAATCCGCTCAAGCAGCCAGATGCCACGATTCCCAAATACACAAAGGCGGATTTCCTGAGTGCCGTATATATGACCGAGGCGCGGTATGATGTCCTGGAGTCCCTGCTTCGCAACAAGATGAATGTAATCCTTCAGGGTGCTCCGGGAGTAGGCAAAACTTTTACTGCCAAGAAGTTGGCCTATTCCATGATGGGCGAAAAGGATGACTCCAGAATCGAGATCGTCCAGTTCCATCAGAACTATTCCTACGAAGACTTCATTATGGGATATCGCCCGGACGGTGCTGATTTCAAGCTGACCGATGGTATCTTCTATCGTTTCTGTCAGACAGCAGCGAACCACCCGGAAAAGGAATACTTCTTCATTATCGATGAGATCAATCGTGGTAATATGAGCAAGATTTTCGGTGAACTGCTGATGCTCATCGAGAAGGACTATCGAGGAACAAAAGCAACACTCGCCTATAGTGGAATGCCGTTCTCGGTGCCGGAAAATCTTTATATCATCGGTATGATGAACACCGCAGACCGTAGTTTGGCCATGATCGATTACGCTCTGAGAAGGCGCTTTAGCTTCTTTGAAATGGAACCGGGATTCAATTCTGAGGGCTTCCAGAAGTATCAGAGCAGCTTTGCAAACGAAACCTTCAACGCGCTCATTGACCAAATCAAGGTGCTGAACAAGGAAATTGCAGAGGACAAGTCCCTCGGTCGGGGATTCCGTATTGGCCACAGCTATTTCTGCGGTCGTAAGCCCGGTGAATGTACGGCGGACTGGATGCGCTCTGTTGTAGAATTTGATATTCTTCCGATGCTGTCAGAATATTGGTTTGACGAGCCTGCAAAACTGCAGCGTTGGGAGAAGAATCTGCGTGGTGTGTTCGATGACGAATGATAAGGGCATTTTTATAAAAAATATATATTATATGCTGTCTTACGCATTCCAAGTGTTGAGGCAATCGAACTATGAGAATGTAGCCGCAGAGGAATTCGATATGGTTCAGGATTTGTTTGCGGCCATCCTTGCAAAAGGTGTTGCGCAGCAACTGAAACAGGGATTGTATCGGGAGTATGTGACCCAATACGAAACCCTGGCGGTCATGCGTGGAAAGCTGGATATGCCCGAAACCATCCGCAATCGAATTCAGCGCAAACAAAAACTGGCCTGTGAGTTCGATGAACTGTCCGAAAACAACACCTTCAACCAAATTCTGAAAACAACGATGCATTATCTGGTTCGAGACAAGTATGTGTCTGCTGATCGAAAAGTGGCGCTGAATAAGGTGCTGGTCTTTTTCGACGGGGTTTCTATACTGGAGCCGTCTGCGATAGAGTGGAGCCGTTTGCACTATCAGCGCAGTAATAGAAATTATGAGATGCTGCTGAACATCTGTTATTTTGTACTGGATGGAATGTTGCAAACCACTGATAAGGGCGACTACCGGATGGCAACTTTCTCCGACGAACACATGGCGCGTCTGTACGAGAAGTTCATTCTGGAGTATTATCGCCAGCATCATCCTTATCTGTCGGAGGCCAAGGCTGCGCAGGTGAAATGGGATTTGACCGGTGAGAATGACGAGGCAATGATCCGATTTCTGCCTGTCATGCAGACGGACATCTTCCTTCGCCTGGATGAGAAAATTCTGATTTTGGATGCTAAATACTATGGCAGCACGCTCCAGAAGCAGTTCGACAAATACACGCTGCACTCCAACAACGTTTATCAGATCTTTACTTATGTGAAGAATCAGGATAAGGCCAATACAGGAAACGTTGCTGGTATGCTTTTATACGCAAAAACAGAAGAAGATATCACACCAGATTGTATGTTCAATATGGGTGGCAATCAAATCGGTGCGAAGACGCTGGATTTGAATAAGGATTTCCATCTGATAGCGGCACAGCTGGATGCTATAGCTGAACAGTTCTTTGGCGTGAAGAGGGGGTAAGAACGTGAGTAGTGAAAATCAAAAAGAACATTTAATAATTGATGAAACAAGGCGTTCTACCGTAGATGCGATATTAGCGTTGGGTAGCCTTTCCGGAGATAAAGAGTATCATGAATTCGCCAAAATAGTATGCCCGTCTCTTTCAGACAGTGTTATTTCTGATATTGCACGGCACATGGACAGGTTTGAGGATTGGCCAGAAAGTTATCTGTTGGATTCAATAATTGATTACCTTAATCTCTCAGATGAACAATTTGAATTTTTTCTTGAACAGTATGTAAATCCTAATATTCATCATTGGAAATGGAACTCAGAGGATGAATGCAGAGAAGTTATCCATAATGCGGAGCTTGTCGAGGTCATTAATAGATATATTGATCACGATGGATTTAAATTAGTTGTCAAAGACTCTATTGGCGATAAGGATTTTTACGAATGCGTTTCAACAAGAGTTGGAGTTCAAGGACAAGTTAAAAATATCATTTTTGCGGCAAAGTATAAACCGGAGATAGCATTCGATGACGCATTAAATAACGATATAAGAATTACAAAGAATGAAAAGCAGTGTCTTGTTTATGATCGTGCTATACCGTCAACAGGACTAATGTGGAACGACCTTGTGAGTTGGTATGCGGATGAATTTGATGTTGGGACTCAAAACCCAGAGATAGCATTTACACGACGGCTATGTGATTGTTTGGACACAAGTTTCAAAAGCAATGGTGCTAAGTCAGGGCCAGAAACATGGATGTTGCAAGCGTATTATAATCTGAAAAAAGAGTTGGAAATAGATGTGCCAGCTCTGATACCTCAGGTGTACTTGTACTATGACCCACAAACATTAAAACAGAGAGGTTATAAACTATTCGAACATCAGAAAATGGATTTTTTGATGATTTTCTCTCATAAGAATAGAGTTGTAATTGAAATTGACGGTAAACAGCATTACGCAGAGGGAAACACAGCTTCTCCCAAGTTATATGCTGAAATGGTAAGTGCTCATCGAGAAATGTCTTTATATGGTTATGATGTCTACAGATTTGGTGGTTACGAATTTTATGGAGCAGATAAAGATGAGAATACCAAGAACCGAGTTCTTGATAATCTAAAATCTTTCTTTACTCGTCTCTTTTATAAATACGGGGTGCTGCAATAAATCTTTTAATTTTGCCATACTTTTTAATTATTCCGGAGAAAGGCGGTTTTGAATATACTCAACTGCAGTAGTTCTTTGCACATTCAGCGCCAGTAGACTTTGGAGCAGGAACCGCAGAACTGTCAAAAAGACTTGAAATTGGTTCGTTTTAAGACGTTCTCAAACAGGAATGACAGCTTTCTGTTGTATTAAAGATAGCGTCTTGATAGAGGTCTGCACCTTTTAACGATACCCAAACCATTTAACGATAGGTCGGAGGTATGTCCCTTTCGTATCAGAATAGGTCTGAAGTTTCATAACTGGACACCTATTTTGATACAATGCGTATCAGAATGGGTGTCCAGTTTCTTTTTGCAAAAGGCCCTTTGGCGTTTCTATTTTGTCAGGCTTTTATGGACTGGCGCACTGTCTGACACGATCTGTTTGCGAACAAGGTACATGATCTTCCAAGCAACAACAATGCTTTAGCTATACTTTAGGTACGGGATGTAAGATCACTTTGTACCTGAGGTATCCTCACTTCCTTTCCTATCCCTATCGATCCATATGGCAAGAAGAAGCCCGCTTCCGTGTATGATCTGGAAGCGGGCTTCTTTTTTGGGATACCTTTGCTGCGATTGGGTCAGAAGATGTCAGTGGCTAATCGGCTGTACGGCATATGCCTGACCCCAATATTATTATAGCGTCTACAAAAAAACGCCCGGCATAAGCTGTCAGGAATCTCTGACAGCCCATGCCGGGCTGAATAATTTCTAAATGTTTTTAGCGGAAACTAGGTGCTTACCACTCCCAGTCGATGTCCACGCCGTGATACTCTTCCTGATAGCTGACCCATGCGTTGAGGATGGTCTGCATATCAGCCTCATAGGACTGACCGGAGGAGCTGGCTTCGGCGTTGGTGGCGATGGCGGCCAGGGTCTGGGCCCACAGGGCCACGCCGTCTTCCTCGTTCAGGAACTTGACCTCGTTGCCGGTCTCCTCCTGCCAGGTCTGAGCGGCAGCCTGAGTGGCCTCGGTGACGTGCTGAGCGGTGTAAGCGGAGGTCTCGTCCACGCACTCCTGGATCAGAGCCTTTGCCTCGTCAGACAGGCCAGCCCAGAAGTCGCTGTTGGCAACGATCAGAACGGCAGAGGTGTACTGACCATCCACAGTGGCGTAGGGAGCGACCTCGTAGAGGGAGTTGGTGATACCGGTGGACAGGGAGGCAGATGCACCGTCGATGATGCCACGGGACAGGTTGTCATAGGCATCGGGAGCGGCAACGGCCACGCAGTTGAGGCCGATGGCCTGATACTTGGCGGTGTTCATGGTGCCGAAGGCGGAGCACTTGGACACCAGATCGTCCAGGCC